ATGGTTGGCCCCAGGCAACACGTCATGCAATAATCGTGCCAACTATTGTGCCTCATGCAAGACTCATGCCAACTCTTGTATGCAATAACCATGCCAACTCTTGTGTAATCTTTTGTTGACATGAGGGCCGGGGTATGCTAGAGGGGACGGGGGGAGGGCTGGTGTCTGTTGTAAATATGTAGTAGGCACTCCTGTACATCAAAAGTAAAATTAGAAAAAACAACAAAAAGCAAGTGTTTACTAACTTACCTAACCTCTTGAATACAAAAGAAAACTTCCGTGTACTAAAATAACACATAAAAGGACTTGACAAACACAGAAAAATATGCTATAATGATATAGTATTCTTTAGAAAAGCTAGAAGGTAAAATACACATATGGATATTGATAATGAGCAACCTAAGCGTAAACGAGGGCGACCTAAGAAAACAGATGTAGTCTCTAAATCTAAAGGATCTAGAGGTGTTAGAGGTAGACCTAAAGGTGACGCAAGTATTATCAATGAGTACAAAGCACGTATGTTGGCTTCACCTAAGTCACGTAAGGTATTAGATGCTATCTTCGATGCTGCTCTAGACGATGAACATAAGAATCAAGCGGCTGCATGGAAGCTAGTGATGGATCGTATGTTACCTCTAAGCTACTTTGAGAAGGATAGTGCTGGAGGTAGATCTGCGGTATCTATAACTATCTCTGGTATAGGTGCGGGGTCTGTGGAGACTGATGTATCTAAAGAACCTATAGAAGGCGAATATACAGATGTTTAAGTATTTCAGTAGGGATGAGTTTGTGTGTCAAGCCACAGGCGAGAATGAAATTGATAATGAACTGATCCATGCACTAGATGAGCTTAGAGAAGACTGTGGCTTCCCTTTTGTAATCACAAGTGGCTATAGATCCCCTGACCATCCTATTGAATTAAGAAAAAAAACTCCCGGTACACATGCACAAGGTATAGCTGCGGACATAGCTGTATCCTCTGGTCTACAAAGGTACACTATAGTAAAGAATGCTATTAAGTTAGGCTTTACTGGTATTGGTGTAGCCGGAGGCTTTGTGCATGTAGACATTAGGGCTACTGATACACCTGTAATGTGGACGTATAGTTAGTGAACACTAACAGAGAATACCTAAAGACCTTAGCACAACAAGAAGATCTAAACTGGGACGGTGATCCTGAGTTAGATGTTGAGTATGAATGTGAGGAAGAAAAAGATTTAGATGAGTATGTAGTCAAGTACTTCTATGACTGAACTAAACATACAACTACTTGATTGGCAGAAGAAGGTCTGGGCTGACAGTACCAGATTTAAGATTGTAGCTGCTGGTAGACGTACAGGTAAGTCCAGACTAGCAGCATGGATGTTGATTGTAAATGCTCTACAGGCAGACAAAGGCCATGTGTTCTATGTAGCTCCAACACAGGGACAGGCCAGAGACATCATGTGGCAAACACTATTGGAGCTGGCGCACCCTATTGTAACTAACGCACACATAAACAATCTACAGATTAAGCTGGTCAACGGTGCAACCATCAGCCTCAAAGGTGCCGACAGACCTGAAACTATGCGAGGTGTGTCACTAAAGTTCTTAGTGATGGACGAGTACGCTGACATGAAGCCAGAGGTGTTTGAGCAGATCCTTAGACCTGCCTTGGCTGACCAAAAGGGTGGTGCATTGTTTATTGGGACACCTATGGGTCGTAACCACTTCTATGATCTGTACAAGTACGCAGAGCTAGAGGACGATGAGTCCTATGAAGCATGGCACTTTACAAGTTACGACAATGAGCTACTAGACCCAGAGGAGATTGACCTAGCTAAAAAGTCTATGTCATCCTATGCCTTTCGTCAAGAGTTTATGGCATCCTTTGAAGCTAGAGGCTCAGAGATGTTTAAAGAGGACTGGGTTAAGTTTGGTGAAGCACCAGAGATAGGTGACTACTACATAAGCATTGACTTAGCTGGCTTTGAGGACGTAAGTAAAAAGAGAACTAAAAACTCTAAGCTGGATGAATCAGCTATTGCTGTTGTAAAAGTAAATGAAAACGGATGGCACCTAGAGAACATCATACATGGTCGCTGGGACTTAGCGGAGACAGCTAGGAAGATCTTTGAGGCTGTACGGGACTACAGGCCCATCAGTGTAGGCATAGAGCGTGGTATCTCCAAACAAGCTGTTATGTCTCCCCTAATGGACTTGATGAAGCAACGTGGTAGGTTCTTTGTTGTAGAAGAGCTAACTCACGGCAACAAGAAGAAGACAGATAGAATCATGTGGGCCTTACAGGGTAGATTTGAGAATGGTCAGATTACCTTGGGTAAGGGTGAATGGAACAGTAGATTCTTAGACCAGTTGTTTCAGTTTCCAGATGTACTAACACACGATGACCTTGTGGATGCCTTTGCGTACACAGACCAACTGGCTAAAGTAGCCTACCCATATGACTTTGAGATTGATGATCTTGAAGTATTAGACGTTGTAACAGGATATTAACATGCCTAGAAAAGGATTATATGCCAACATACATGCCAAGCGTAAGCGTATCAAGGCCGGTAGCGGTGAAACGATGCGTAAACCCGGTGCTAAAGGCGCTCCTACCACCAAAGCATTCAAAAAAGCAGCCAAAACAACCAGAGACAAGAAGCTAAGGGGTAAAAAGTGATGGACTACGGCGATAATGACGTTCTATCAAGCGATGAACACCTAGAAAACTGGGTAATGGCTAAGTGTGACTCATGGCGAGACCACTATGAGTCCAATTATTCAGAAAGATTTGAAGAATTTTACCGTTTATGGCGGGGTATCTGGGCAGCAGAGGACATGGAGCGCAAAAGTGAGCGTTCACGTATCATTTCACCTGCATTACAGCAGGCTGTAGAGTCCAGTGTAGCAGAAATTGAGGAAGCAACCTTTGGTCGTGGTAGTTATTTTGACATTACCGACGATATGGGTGACGCAGAGGCTCAAGATGTCGTTTATTTGCGACAAAAGCTGCATGAGGACTTTGAGAAGACACAAATACGTAAGCAAGTAGGTGAATGTCTTATCAACAGTGCTGTATTTGGTACTGGTGTAGCTGAAGTAGTGCTAGAGGAAGTCAAAGAGATGGCTCCTGCTACACAGCCTATCATGGACGGACAGCTACAAGCAGTAGGTGTTAACGTAACAGACCGTACTGTAGTAAAACTACGCCCTGTAATGCCTCAGAACTTCCTAATTGACCCAGTAGCTACGTCCATTGAGGACGCCATAGGCGTTGCTGTGGATGAGTTTGTGCCACGACACAAGGTACAACAACTACAGGAAGAAGGTGTCTACAGGAACGTATACGTAGGTCAGGCGGCTAGTGACTACGACCTTGAGCCAGACCAAGACCTAACAAGTTATGACGATGACAAGGTACGCCTAACTAAGTACTACGGTCTTGTGCCTCGCTACCTACTAGAGATTGGTGAGAAGGAAGCAATGCTTGATGAAGACGAAGACATTGCTGATATTGAAGTAGAGGGGCCAGAGAACGATGAAAATGCCAGTTATTACGTGGAAGCTATTGTGGTTGTGGCTAATGGAGGCATCCTACTAAAAGCAGAAGCTAACCCATACATGATGCAGGATCGTCCTGTAGTAGCATTCCCTTGGGATGTAGTACCCGGAAGGTTCTGGGGCCGTGGTGTATGTGAGAAGGGCTACAACAGCCAGAAGGCTCTTGATACGGAGCTACGTGCACGTATTGATGCCCTAGCCCTAACAGTACACCCAATGATGGCTATGGACGCTACACGGCTTCCTAGAGGCTCTAGGCCAGAGGTACGCCCCGGTAAGATCATCTTAACCAATGGCGACCCTAAGACTGTACTCAATCCATTTAACTTTGGTCAGGTTAGTCAGATTACTTTTGCACAGGCAGCAGAACTACAAAAGATGGTTCAGATGTCTACAGGTGCTATTGACTCTGCTGGTATCCCCGGTAGTATCAATGGTGACGCTACGGCTGCTGGTATCAGCATGTCCCTTGGTGCAATCATCAAGCGTCATAAGCGTACCCTGATTAACTTCCAACAGTCATTCTTAATCCCATTTGTCAAGAAGGCTGCTTGTCGTTACATGCAGTTTGACCCAGAGAACTATCCTGTCAAGGACTACAAGTTTAACACTACATCTACTCTAGGTATTATTGCCCGTGAGTACGAAGTAACGCAACTTGTGCAACTACTGCAAACCATGCCAGCAGAGTCTCCACTGTACAACACGCTGATTCAGTCAATCATTGACAACATGAACCTGTCTAACCGTGAAGAACTAATGGCTAAGCTACAGCAGGCAGAGCAAGCCTCACAGCCTACTGAAGAACAACAGCAGATGCAACAAGCGGCTGCACAGGCACAGATGGCCTTCCAGCAGTCACAGACAGCAGCACTTAACGGTCAGGCACAGGAGTCTACCGCTAGAGCGCAGAAGATTGCTGTAGAGACACAGCTTGCCCCACAGGAGCTACAGATTGACCAGATTAAGGCAGTCACAACTAACCTGAAGGCAGGCGACCAAGAGGACAAGGAGTTTGAGCGTCGTATGAAGATTGCTCAGACATTCTTGAAAGAGAAAGAGATTGACCTAAAGAATCAATCTCAACAACCACAGCAACCCAGTCAACCCCTTAGACTGCAACAAGGATAAATTGATGGTCGTAACACGTACAGAACTAACTCAGATAGTAGAGCAGGTCAACAAGAAGTTTGAAGAGCTAGAATCTAAGATTAAAGAGTTAGAGGAAAAAAATGTTAAGAAACTACCGAACAAGAAGGCGGCGTAATGCCTAGTCCACGTAGAGGTAAAGCTAAAGTAAAAGTGACTTCCAGTGGTAAAAAAGTCTCTTATGGTCAGGCAGGTCAAGCTAAAGGCGGTGGCCCTAGAGTAAAGCCGGGAACCAGTAAGGGTGACAGCTACTGTGCTAGGTCGCTAGGTATCAAAAAGCGTCTTTCTAAAAAGAAGCAGAATGATCCTAATACACCTAATAACTTATCACGTAAGCGTTGGAAGTGTTCTGGCGCTAAGTCCATGAGGGCTAACCAAACACTAGCCCGTAAAACAAGAACTAGGAGAAAGTAAATGCCAATGGTAGGCGGAAAGAAGTACAGCTATACCCCTAAAGGTAAAGCAGCGGCAGCTAAAGCTCGCAAGCGTCAGAATATGAAGCCTAGAGCAACAGGCGGACGTAGAGGCCGCTAATAATGATAGCAGAGATAAGTGCAATTGTCGCTGGTGTTAACGCTGCAACATCTGCTATTAAGCGGGTAGCGGAGACAACCAATGACATCTCAAGTATCTCTGGTTTCCTATCGTCCCTTGGCGGTGCAGAAGTTGAACTAGCAAGAGCGCAGAATGAAGGTAAGCTATCTGAAGCAGATGCTGTCAAAGCTGCACTAGCCAAGAAACAAATACAAGAGACTATGAAGGAGATTAAAGATCTCTTTACAGTCAGTGGTAACGGACAGCTATACAACGAAGCTATGGCTGCTATGGCTGAAGCAAGGAAGGCTAAACAACTAGAGTTAGCTAGGAAGGCAGCAGCTAAGAGACAATTCTGGAAGGAGGTTAAGCAGTACGCAGCTATCTTTAGCGTTGTGGTTATACTACTACCTATGATACTTGCGCTCCTGATAAATTTTTTATTAAAAAACACTTGACAAATGAGTCAAAGTATGCTATAATGTATAGGTACATTAGTGTACACAAGTATTCTTTAACAAAGGTAAAATACAATGACTCAAGAGTTAGAAACATATTTTAACAATTACTTCTCAATGTTTCGTTCAGAAGGCTGGAAACAGCTAATCTCTGACTTACAGGGTAATGTTGGACAAATCAACTCAGTAGAGATGACTACGGATAATGATAACTTGAACTTCCGTAAGGGACAGTTAGCTATCCTAGCAACCATACTTAATCTTGAAACACAGATTGACAATGCTCAATCACAGGCAGAATCAGAAGACTCTGAGGAAGCTGTAGATGAGGTTGTTTGATTTTAGATGCCCTTGCGGTAAACTGTTTGAAGATTTAGTTAAGTCTGATGTCACAACTTCTAGGTGCAGTTGTGGCTTGGACGCTAAACGTGTTATCTCCCCGGTGAGATCTAATCTTGAAGGTATCAGTGGAGACTTCCCTGATGCACATGACAGATGGGTTAAGCGTAGGGAACAACACATGGCACATGAGCGAAGGCAAACCTCATAGAGAACCTTCATAATAAAAACCTCCACAATACTAAGGTACGGAGTTAATAATGGCTAAGATTATTGAACCTGAGCGTCAGGATAATCAAGAAGATAACGAACAACAACTAGAGATGTTTGCAGAACCAGAGGAACAACAGGAAACTCCTGAACCACAGGAACCTGAGATCCCTGATAAGTACAAAGGCAAGTCCGCTGAAGAGCTTGTACAGATGCACCAAGAAGCTGAGAAGCTATTGGGCCGACAGAGTTCTGAAGTAGGTGAGCTACGTAAGGTTGTTGATACGTATATCCAGACACAACTCACAGAAGATACGCAACAAGCACCACAACAAGACGAAGAAGTAGATTGGTTTACAGACCCTGATAAGGCTGTAGATAGGGCTATTCAGAACCATCCTAAGATTAAGGAAGCTGAAGAGATTACCCAGCAGTACCGGCAAAGTACGGCACTATCAGAGCTACAACGTAAGCATCCTGATATGAACCAAATTTTGCAGGATAATGCTTTTGCTGAGTGGATTAAAGCATCCAATGTTAGGACTAAGCTGTTTGTAGCAGCAGACCAGCAGTACGACAGTGAAGCCGCTGATGAGCTATTTAGCTTGTGGAAAGAGCGACAGAACATTGTACAGCAGACTGCCGCTGTAGAGGAGAAATCCCGTAAGCAAGCAGTTAAGGCAGCTTCTACTGGTAATGCCAGCGGTAGTACTGAATCAGCACCTAAGAAGATCTACCGACGCGCAGACATTATTAACCTTATGAGAACCGACCCTGATCGCTATGCTGCTCTACAACCAGAGATTATGAAGGCATACGCAGAAAAACGGGTCAGATAGTATATCTTAGGAGATATTTATTATGACTGATTCAGTATATCCCGCAACTGGCGGGTTCGTTGACAACACTAGCGCAGCTACTTTCATTCCAGAAATTTGGAGTGATGAGATTATTGCAGCCTACCAGAAGAACCTCGTATTGGCAAACCTTGTCAAGAAGATGTCTATGGCTGGCAAGAAGGGTGATACCATCCATGTGCCTAAGCCTGTCCGTGGTGATGCTCACGCTAAAGCTGAGAACACCGCTGTAACGGTTCAGAACGCTACGGAAGGTGAAGTGCAGATCTCTATTGACAAGCACTTTGAATACTCACGTCTAATTGAAGACATTACGGACGTACAGGCTCTTAGCTCACTACGTCAGTTTTACACGGAAGATGCTGGCTACGCTTTGGCGAAGCAAGTTGACACCGACCTGCACAGCTTGGCTACTGGCCTTGGTTCTGCTGGTACGTCTTCTACGAC